AGCATCGTATAAATTAACATCTATGTTGCGACGAGCTTTGAAATAGTTATTAAAATAATCTGCTGTCAGACCTGGGTCTTTGGGAGGTAGGTTTGAATATACGGGTCTAAAATCTGCCATGTTATGATCCTAAACTTTCACCATTGCTGTTAACATAGCCTGGTGGTATTTGTGGTCCTGATGCCTGTTGTTCATTCTTTTTACTAAATGCACCAGATACTTTACTTGCTAAACTAGCTGCGGTATTGACCACAGGAAAACTAAATTGTCCGCCACCGCCACTACGAATAGCACCGTTAATAGTTTCTCCAATCTCAGCGGTTGCTGCCTTCTTAAGATCAAAGTTTTTAAAGTTTTGTCCTGCTCTGAGTGCTAGGAATCCAGCCTTTAAATAATCTCCCTGACCAAAAGCATTACCAATCTCGTTGGCACTATCTACTAAACCACCAGGGCCTGTAATACTCTTGGTACCACCACCCAAAGGACTTAGTGGACTTGGTTGTTTGTCGTATCTGGTAGTAGCGAAACCTTTGACTTGTCCGGCCTTTACATAACCATCCGAATAGTTTACTGCCTGATAATTCAGACGCATGGTATGTTCCATGAGTCCAGTTCCCTGACTTGCATCGTGACGACCGTGATCCCAACTTTCTATTTTAGGATTCATAAGTTCATATAAACTATACTTACCCTGATTTAAACTGTAGATCTTAACACTAATGAAAAAATCTTCGGCATTGGATGCTTGTGGTGTAAAGCCCCAACGATCTGTGCCCCTAGTATCTGAGTATCTGGGATTTCTAAAAACACTATTTTGATTACCTAAAGTGTTACTACCACCATAATCTGAATCACGATAGTAATACTTTAGATAACATCTCCATAAATCTCTGACCACATTTGCACCATCGTCATGCAATACAATGCTTATGGGGTCATATTGTAGTGCTGTTTGTACAAAATCTTTTTTGTTGTAGGCATTGTACTTTTTAATATCTACTCTGAACTTAGGTAAATCTATGTTCTTTACCAGGATACCTGCTTCTACTTTTTTAAGGGTAGCAGGCTGTAACATATTACTAGCAGTAGGACTTAGTTCAAAGAATACATGAAATAAAAACTGTTGCTTGGGTGCAAGTTCGTAATTATTGTCTACAAAGACTTTACTGGCGTGACGATAATCCCTCACGCTTTCGTGTTGTCCAAGTCCTTTGAGTATACTATTTAAGCCAGCCATATGTTTATTTATGGTCCTAGAAACCATGTATTTTTGTTAGGCATTCAAGACAAAAAAACCCGAGACTAGCTCGGGTTTTTAAGTTAGTACCACTTTATAGTTGTTATTATTATCCTGTAACAACTGTACCAAGTGTACGGGTAACTGCTGCACCTACACCTGAACCATCTGGTGTTTGTACTGCGTTATCGTACTTAATGGTGATTGAAATGGTAACTGGATCATTTGTTGCATAGTTAACTGTCTGGTAATCTGCACTGCTTACCAAACAGCCATATAGTTCCCAGGTCTCAAGAACGTTGGGTGCGCTTGCTCCGTTACCACCGTCTAGCATTTCTAGTCTGGTAATGAATTTATAATCAATACCTGAACTAGCACTAGCTTGCTCAGCGAAATCGAATTGTTTCTGTAACTGTTCACCAACTAGACGACTTACATTGCCACCAGCATCATCTCTGAGTGTACAAGTAACATCGGTCCAGTCTGGCTTACCTAGTAACTTAACCTTGCTGTTATAGGTATCAATAACGATATCACCAAAACTTACACTAGGACGTTTGAAGTCAACTACCTGTTTGGTAAGTTCTGTTCTGGGGGTGCTTACACCAAAGTTTTCAAAGCTGACTCTGAAACGATATTGTAGCTTGGGCATCAGTAGGCCCTGAGCACTGGCACTCTGGCCACTTGCTAGGGGTACTGTAAATCTTGTTAAACTTGCTACTGCCATAATTTCTACTCCTGTTTAAAGTATTTAACCTAAATTGGCTTAATATGCTATGTAGATCTTACTAAAATTAACTGTGCATATTAAACAGGGGCCTAAGCCCCTGTTCTTAGCCTGCTGCTATTCCGCCTGTGTTCTTGATACGCACTGGAATGTAAATAAATTCCACTGCTTTTACTGGCTCAATAGCTACATCAATGTATAACTCATTTGCATCTATACGGCTTGGTGTGTTGTTGGTATCATCACAAACTACTAGGTAATCATACAAACCACGCTTTGCTACTAGATCGTTCATGAGACTTTCAACAACCTGTTTGGCTTCGTCACGGGTAATCTTGTCGTTAGGTTCAAACAAGAATGGACGAACAATAAGTTGTAGTCGTTCTCTGATGTAACATACCAAACGTGCTACATTGATACGATCCAAAGCACTTGCGTATGGATTCAGAGTCTTTTGTCCGAAGTTTACCAAACCAACACCTGGGAATTGAGTAATTGGGTTGATTTTGTTTTCGTACAGGGTATCTCTGAGGCTTTCGGTTAAACCAATGCTTACTAGTTCACCGTTAGCATCCAGATAACCAACTCTGGTTGCGTTGTCAATTAAACCACGACGCAAGCCTGCTGGTGCAAACCAGGGGAAAGCTACATCATCATTACGGATTAGAGTTCTTAGAGCCATATGACTTGCTGGGACCATAACTTCTGCATTGCCAGTAGTGAATGGATTGTTGGTAATACCGCTTGGGTAGAACACAGCCATGTATGGATCAGCAGTAGTAATGCTGTCGTTTGCATTGCCATCTGCCCAGTTTAGTATTGCAGTACCAGTTGGTGCTAGTCTGTATGGTGTATCAGCAACAATGAATGCAGTATTACGACGGTCATTGTTTAATGCAACCATGTTAGCAGCAACTTCTGGATAACCTGGTGTAGCAATTAGGTTAAACTGACGCTGTTCTTCTCTGATCTCAGTGTTGGTATCAATCGCACTAGCAATAGCACTGCTGATAATAACTCTAGGTGCATGACGACCCATGTATGGACTACCATCATTACGGTTACCTGAAGCATTTCTCCAAGTAGCACTTACTGCTGGTAATGGATCAACATCTGGATAATCTGTAGCGTTCCAGGCATCAGACATAAACATCTTTACGTTGTAACCTGAACGACGGGTGTTCCAGAGCAACATACCTTTTGGATATAGTGCTGGATCAGGTGCATCTGGATCCAGGTAGCTACTCAATAACAAGTCAGTAATAGCTGGCTTGTCATCAGTAATTGGATTGCTTGTGCCATCTGTATCCCAACGGGCATCAGCAAACAGAATACCGTTTTCTGTGGTTCCGTCTGTGTTGTCAATTAACTGCCACTTGCCCTGACCGCTGACATTATCATAACGCTTGATGAGTGGATAGTTTTCCAGATCTGATGTATCGATCCAGATATCACCGTAACTTAATGCTGTACCATCGGACTGTTCCATGGGCTCTGAAGCACTAACTATTGGACCTTCTGGATCACATAGACTTAAATCGTAACCACGAGCATCGTTACTGTTGGTCTGATAACCAACCCAGTCATTACCGTCATGGATCATTAGATCAACTTCGGATGCTGTGCTGTCGTACCAGTATGTACCGTCCATAGGATCGGTTGTTGGCTGTTCAACACTTGCTGTGTAAGTAGCTATAACCCAGTTACTACAAAGTACACCACCTGTAATAGCCTGGCAATACAATGTGCTAGATGTAAATCCAGCAGTAGTAATAGGTGAATTTGGTGCTACGTTAACTAGATAAATTACTCCGCCTTTGGTATGTGTAAAAACAATTTTACCAGCACTGTTTAATTCACAGTTTAAGTTAGGAATGTTTTTAGCCAACACATCAGCAACAAAACTAGCAGCACTAGTTCCAGACAATGTAACAGTTACATAGGATGTTAAATTGTTTACACCAGGAATGCTTACACGAATCTGGAACTGGTTGCCAGCAGTGAATGTAGGATTAACTACAGTTCCTGTAACAACAGTAGCACCCTTAACTGCTCTGGTATACAAAGCATAGCTTCCAACATTAGTGTTGAGTGTATCAACGTTGACGAAGAAGCTGCCTTCTGCAATGTTTGCACCACCGCCAGCAGGATCTAAAACTGCACAAGCTTCAGTATCAGTGTCGTAAACTGGTGCTGCTGAAGTTGTCCATTGTCCGGTTAGGCTGTTGTAAACTTTAACAACAAAGTCTGCACCAGAGTTAGCATTGGTTGTCTTTAGCCATACGCTGCCACTTGGGCGTGGAACAGCATCAGAATTTTTCCACTCAGGAACTGTGTAATGAGGTGTGTGTTGGAATCCTGGGCCATAATACTGACCAGCGTCAATACCGATGTTGCTTAGGAAGCTACCAATACCACCAGCAGCAATATATACTGCGCCATCTACTGTGCTACCATCAGAACTTGCAGTTTTATCTGCAAAAATTTCTAATCTACCTGAATTGTTGTAAGCAGTTACACCAGTAATACTAGCAGCATTAATACGGCTTACTGCATTGTCAACATCAGTACCAGTTAAAGTAATTGTGGTACCGTTGATAAGGAAAGTATCACCAGATGTTAACAGAGGATCAGTCGCTGTGCCTTGTACTGCTGGATGAGCAGTATGCCAACCTGAGCTACCTACCTGTACCCAGGCATTGGTGTATTTTTTGTAATAGATTGGATTATAGATCAGTGTAGTAACTACTGCATAATCACCAATCTGACCAATGCTAGTTTTTGGTATGTTGCTGGTAAGATCTGATGTCTTAGTAATTACAATAGGAGCAACATTAGTGAATGTTTTGGTATCAGCATCCCATTCCTGAATACCCCAGTTTGTGTCTGCTAGATCTAACCAAACAGTACCATTGTCAGCTGGGCCTGTTGGACGGTTTGATGTACCAATTAGCTGAGCTGTATCAACATCTGCACGAACTACAAACACTCTGTTGCTTACGCCCAGGGCTGAATAAGCAGCAAATAATCCATATTCGTTTACTTCGTAACCATGTAATGGTGTGCCGTTACTGTCTTTGTAGAAAGTAGGAGTACCAAAAGTACTTGTGAGATCACGCTGACTGGTGATCTGAAATAGTTTGTTTGCGTTTGCTGCGGTAGTACCTGAAGCAGTAGCAGTACCTGAAGCATTGAGCTTATCCTGTGCTGTAGCAACAAACACTAGGGGTACAGTAGCAACTGCTGTTGGAGCATATACGCTCTCATCAATTATACTAACACTTACGCCTGGGGAAACTAATGAAGCCATGTTTTATATCCTTTACTAGATACGAATATTTATGGCATATCACTAAAAATGTGCTTATACTACGCTCTTTGCAAAGACATGACATAAATACTACTAGATTATGAGCCATCCTGTATGTAAATCTTGTGGTATTAATGCCTGTGCCCCTAACTATATCAAAGAGGGTACACAGCACTATCGCAGTCGCTGCAATAGCTGCATCAAGAGAAATAAAACTAAGCAGGTAGCCTGGCAGAGAGCAGGCTATAAGAAGAAAATGCTATGTGAGAAATGTGGCTTTAAGGCCAAACAACAAGCTCAGATGTTTGTTTGGCATATAGATGGTAATCGTAGAAATGTAACACCCACCAACCTAAAGTCAGTGTGTGCTAATTGTAATGTTGAGCTTGCTGTGACGAGATCGGCCTGGAAACAGGGCGATCTAATACCTGACTTTTAAAGCAGTTTGTCTACCTGAGCATAAAGCTCTGCCAGCGTACCATTATTATCAATCTCAGCATCAAACTTAGTGCCTACCCAGGCTGTTTCTGATGCATGGATTTTGTTATCAGCCAAGTAAGCCTGAGCTG